ATAGAAGCATTGGTTTCATTTTTTGGTGGTGAAAATGGAATGTTTACAAAGGGATTTCAGAAGGTTGGTAATCTTGTTACCGCTGCAACTGGACAAATGGAAAATATAGAAGAAAATAATGTTACTTTGACAGTTGAACAAGTCAGTGGTGTTTTGGGAAATGATGAGGATACAGTTGCAGATGCAGATAGAAATTTTGTAGATCAATTTGAGGTCAATGATTTTGTTGTGGGACCAAGAGTTAAGTTTGGTGCAAGAGTATTAGGATATGTATCTAAAGTGAATAGTACAGAAACTCCAAACACAAATGAAGTTTATCAAAAACAAGAATTGGTAATAACAGGTGCAACTGAATTGGATGCAATTGGATTTCGTAATCTTGGTACTGGCGCTACTCTCCAAACAGCACAATATGTTAAAGCAGAAAAAAAATATGTAGATGATAATTCTGGCAAACCAATTTCGGGTAGTTTTTATAATAGTTACAAATATATTGAAGAATTATCAACTACAGAAGCAAAAGAAGCACTCACCAAAGTTGAAAGAAAATCTAATGATCCTTTTTTATCGGAAGTATCAAAAGAAGATGTTACTGAAAGTTATAATGGTAAAATTTTGAAGAAAACAGTAGTAGGTAAAATAGAAACGCCCAAATTACAAAAGGCTCCACCACCTAATTTCAAGGCCGCAAAACTGGAAGATTTGATTGGAGATTTTAATGCATTTTTTGGTGCAATCAATTCTCTTGCAGATACGTTAAGAAATATTGCAGGGGATTCTTCTACTGCACTTGATGAAATTATTGCATTTCTTGAATCAAAAATAAAAGAGTTGGATGAAATCAATAACTCTTTACAAGCAGTTCTTAAACTTTTTACAATTGGACTTCCAAAGGGTGGTGTTTATGTTCTTTCAATACCATCAGCTGTAGGAGGAAACGACCTTATTAAATCAGCATTGAGTGGTGCATCTAACAAACCACCAGATGATTTAGACTTTGCAGTAGGATTCTTTATGATGGGTGGTGGTCCAAGTATGAAAGTTCTTAATACTTTACTCAACTCTTAATAAACATAATAAATAATAATACTATGTCCCTATCAACAAGAACATACAAAGACCTTGCATTTTCAATGTTTGCAAACCCTATGAACGGAGACATTGGAAAATCTACTGGTGCAACTGCTGTTAAACGTGCAATCGTTGGAATACTCAAGACCAATTTTAATGAACGAGTATTTCAACCAGAGTTTGGTTCTAACATTCGTGCTCTTTTGTTTGAACCAATGAATCCAATCACAGAACAACGAATGAAGACAGAGGTTGAAGAAGCAGTCAAGAGACACGAACCAAGAGCAACAGTCATTGGTGTTACAGTAGAAGGACAAGAGGAACAAAATCGTTACGTGGTAAAGGTTCTTTTTAATCTATCTTCAGAAGCAGAACCACAAGAATTAGAAACCTATTTTGAACGAGTATAATGGCAGAAATCACGAAACTCAACATTACAGAATTAGATTTTGATGCTATTAAGAATAACCTAAAAGATTACTTTGCATCACAAAGTGAATTTTCTGACCACGATTTTGATGGATCTGCAATTTCGGTGATGTTGGATATTCTTTCTTACAATACTCACTATAACGCATATTACATGAATATGCTTGCAAGTGAAGCATTTTTGGATTCTGCACAATTGAGAGATTCAGTTGTTGCAAAGGCCTCAATGTTGGGATACACACCAAGGTCTGCAAGAGGTTCAAAAGCAAATGTTGCGATTACTGTCACACCAGGCGATTCTCCTGCAACTATTACCATTGACAAGAATACACAATTTACATCAACTGTCAATGGAACATCGTATGTTTTCTGTACATCAAACTCTCATACAATCACACCAGCGGATGGGGTTTATACTGCATCGGGAGTGGAGTTGACACAAGGAGTTCCAGTTACATTCAGATACACGGCGAATACTGCAAATACAGAGCAAAAATTTTTACTTCCAAATGAAAACACAGATACAGATTCACTTACAGTAACAATACAAGAATCGGCGACTGATACAAACACAGCAGTTTATACATTAGCAACAGACATAACAACAGTCAACTCCACTTCTAATGTTTATTTCTTGTCAGAGGACACAAGTGGTCAGTTTAAGGTTGAGTTTGGAGATGGTGTTCTGGGAAGAAAACCAATCACAGGAAATATTGTTCTTCTTGCTGGTCTTGTAACAGAAGGTGCAGATGTAAATGGTGCAAACACCTTCTCAGCTTCAGGTACAGTCGGTGGATACTCTACTGTTTCGGTTGCAACATCAAACGCTGCGGTAGGAGGTTTAGACAAAGAAACATTGGAGAGTATTAAGTTCAATGCACCAAAGAACTTTGAAACACAAAATCGTGCAGTCACAACTGATGATTATAAGTCAATTGTGGAAGGAGAAGTTTCTGGGTTGGATAGTGTTTCTGTTTGGGGTGGACAGGACAACGAAACTCCAGCGTTCGGAAAAGTTTATATTTCTGCAAAACCATCGGGTGCAACTGCATTATCAACATCTCAGGTTGCACTTATAAAATCAGCCGTATCAGATTATAATATCTTGTCAATCACACCAGAAGTTGTGGACCCAGACATCATTGACTTGATTATGAGTATCACAGTAAAATATGATTCACGACTAACAACATTATCATCTGGGGCTGTTGCAGAAAAAGTTGTTGCAACAATTAATAATTACAGAACACAGAATTTGTTGAAGTTTGGTTCTATTTTCAGATATTCGACTTTGTCAACGAAAATTGACAATACAGACACTTCAATCATTAATAATTTGACAACAATTACTGCAAAGAAGGGTATTGTTCCTTCAACAACTGCAAATAATGCTTATACGTTGAGTTTTAATAACCCCATTTATAGTGAATCAACTACTTATGAAGGTGCAGTAACATCAACAGCATTTTCTTATACGGATGCGGCTGGAAATACTTACAGTTCTGCATTTTTTGATGACGTAGATGGAGTAATGAGAATATATTATCTTTCTGGTTCAACAAAGGTTCTTCTTTCAAACAATGCTGGTACTGTAACTTATTCAAATGGACACATTGCATTATCTTCCTTCAAACCAAATTCGTTCACAGGTTCTAAACTTGATTTTACAATCAAACCTTCTGTTAATGATTTGATTCCAATTAGAAACCAACTTTTTGATATTGCAAATACGAATATTACTATTACAATGCAAGATGATGCTGGAACAGGAACAACTGTAACTTCTACAAGTGCAACTGGAACTGTTTCTTCGACCACAACTGGAACTTCATCTGGTACATTAAGTACAACCTATTAATAGAGAATCATGTCTGCAAAAGTCACTGCAAAAGCTGTTTCACAAGTATCGGAACAACTTCCTTCTTTTATAGGTGAGGACTATCCTCTTTACGAAAAATTTATCAAAAATTATTTTGAGTTCCTTGAGACAATTGTTGTACCATACGAAATTGTAACAGGATATGAAGATGCATATACTTTTATAGTTGGTGAAACAGTCACAGGTCAGACATCTGGTGCAACTGCTGTCGTAAAAGGAACTGGTGCTAATTCTGGTCTTAATAAACTTTTTTTAGAACCAACAAATACACTTGATTTTGTTGTCGAAGAAACTATAGTTGGTAGCACTTCTTCTGCTTATGGAAGTGTAACATCTCTTACACGAAACCCTGTCAATGCTCTAAAACTTTTTACATCTTTAATTGATCCTTCTCAAACAACAGAAGGTGTTCTTGAATTTTTCAAAAAAGAGTTTTATCCAAATATTAGAAATTCTTCTACTACAGACCTAAGAAAATTTATACAACACCTCAAAAATTTCTATCGGTCTAAAGGAAGTGAAAACTCTTTTAGGACATTGTTTCGTATTCTTTATGGACAAGAAAATGTAGATTTTTATTTTCCGAAAACTGACCTACTCAAAGTATCAGATGGTAAATGGTCGCAAGACATAATTGTTCAGTTAATTTTTGATTCAAATTATCTTTCTTTCAATGGTCTTACAATCACTGGTGGTTCATCTGGTTCTACAGCATTTGTATCTAATATTACTGACAGAAAACTTGGCACTATTCCAATCATAGAACTTGTCCTTACAAATGCAAGTGGAACTTTTACTCTTGGTGAAACAATTACTGCAACAACAGCTGCAGGAACAGTTATTTCTGCTACTATCACAGGACAATTGACAGACATCACAATCAACGATGGTGGTGCAGGGTATAATAATGATGATGAAATAACAATTACAGATTCTACACTTCAAGGTTTTGGGGCTGCAGCTACAGTCGCAAATACATCTGGTGATGAAGTTACCATTATGACATCAACAAATGATGGTAATGGTTATGAAGTCGATGATACATTTACATTTGATAATACAGGAACAAATGCAGATGTAACAGCAGAAGCAAAAGTCACGGAACTCAAAGACACTTATGATCTCAGTGTTATTACTTCTCAACTATTGTCTGCGGTAGAAACCATTTCATTTAACCTAGCGGGTGCATCTACAATATTACCTTTCAATGTTGCAGTCCAAGCAGGATTTTTGATTGCAGATAATGCTACTTTTGCAAGTGCAACAAAAGTCGGAGAAGTTGTCTCTATCACAAATTCAGAGATAACAGTTTATGATCGAGCAAACGAGGCGCCTGGAGCACAATATACCAATTCGGGTCAAACCGCAGCTCTTCCGAAAACCTATGTAGCATTTGCAGATGCAGATACACTTTTTCTTTTTGATGAAAATGAAACTCCGATTACTGGAGCACAATCTGTAAGTATAGATGATGCATCATTTACAACTGTAACTTCTGATATTCTTCTCAATGGTTCTTTTGGTGCAGATTTTAATAATGCGGCGATAGGTTCGAGCATTCAAGATGCAATGACATTTGAAACCAAGACCTTTGGAAGAATTAATGCGGTTTCAATTACATCTCATGGAAGTGGTTATGAATCAGTCCCAACTATAAGTATCACAAATGATTATTATGAAGACCTATTTGAACCAGATGCTACTTATGGTGGACTCAAGGGAAAAAATGCAGCCTTTACAATTGGAACACTTGGTGGTGAAATTATTGAGATTACAATTAGTGAGGGAGGATTTGGTTATATCACAGACCCAACTGTAACTGCATCAACAAATGCTTCCTCAACAGGTTCTACTTCTGCAAATCTCTCACCAGTATTGACTGCAACAAGAACGAAAACTGGTGTATTTACAGATGATTCAGGCAAACCAAGTTCACAGAAAAAAATTCAGGACAATGATTATTATCAAGATTTTTCTTATGTAATTCAAACATCTGATTCAATCGATGTATGGAGACAAGATGTTCTTAAATTATTGCATCCTGCTGGTATGAAATTATTTGGTGAAGTCGCTATTGCAACATTGTTAAATGCGACAATTTTTGATAGAGGTTCTAATAACATCAATTCAACACTTGAAAATGGTTTATCACAATATCGTGAACTTTCTTTACAGTTAATAACAGAAATTCTTGATAATCTTTATGTGACAGCTGAAGTTGAAATGAATAAAGAGGTGCAAATGGACCTCTTTGCGGACAATTCAATTTATTATGAAAATTCTGGTGATGACCCTTTCTTATATTATGAAGATGGTGCAATTATTATAATGGAAGATGGAGATGATCTTCTCACAGAAAGTGCTACTGAAATTACAAATAGTCAATTCACTTCAATTGCATCTGCAATTATTGAGTATTTACAAACAATCCTTTCTACAAATGGATTGCCGGCCGAGTTCTTTTCTTTGTTATCAATTAAGAATGTAACAACTGTAGTGAATGACCCAAATTTACATTTAGAGTTAGGGAGTAATGAAGATGGTGGTGTTATTCTAAAGGAAGATGGAACAAATTTGTTAGCAGAAGAACCAAGAACAAAAATAATCACTTCGGAACCACACTATTTTCATGTGAACGATGAAATTTACTTGAATGAATTTGAAGGGACAAATGTTGACCAGTTAAATGGCAAGTTGTTTTCTGTATCAGATGTTGATATTGAAAATTCTACTTTGTTGATGGAAGATGAAGACAACATAATGCTCGAGTCAGAAGATGGTTCAATCTTGAGTGAAGAAATATCAATCTTTACTTTGAGTGACCCAATTTCATTGACAGATTATGGAACTATAGATGTTCCAACTGATGATGTTGATACATCTAATGTAACTATTACAACAAATGGTAATGTATATCGTTCTGGGAAAACAGCCTCTTCTGGATTGCCAATACAATTATTGAACAAAGAATATATTGGAGAATATTCCGATTATGAAATAGACCATTATACTTATCATTATTTTTCTGGTGATTTGTCTTCTATTTCAAGTGATACTTATCTTCAATTTGACCCATATGACATAATTGTAGACCAAAATGGGTTGCTCTTGGAAGATGGTGATGAAATTCTCTTGGAAGATTCATTTCCATCAACTCATGCTTCTTATAGTGGTACATCTTCGGGATTGGGGAAATTAATAGAAGAAGAGATTGTTTTATCTGCTGAACATTTTGATGGTAGAATTACTTTGACAGAAGCAGAAACAAAAGTTGTTCTTGGGTCTTATCTTAAAGATGAGACAACCGCAGGAGAAGACAATATATTACTTGAGGATAACGAAAAAATAGAAATTGAAAATTCAGGATTTCAAAATGGAGTATTAACTTTTGATCAACCATTTGATTATGTGAGACAATCAGGCACAAACGGATTTGGATATTTTAAACATAGAGTTGACCAAAGAGTTTCCGTATAAATATAGTAGAATAAACTTTAGGAGAAAAAAGTGGCCGCATTAGTAACACAAAATTTTAGAGTTCACAACGCAAAGCAGTTTCGTGAAATGTTTGACGAAACTGAACTGTTTGGTGGAACTTCAGTAACGGATGCACAAGGATTGTTGAATACAAATGTGTATCTTTTCATCGGAAAATCAAATGCATGGTCTGGGTCTTTTAGTGACACAAGTGTACCCAACCCTGCAACAGCTGCAAATCCTTCTTCGGATACGACAGCAAACACATCTTATACTCATTGGAAGGACATGATTGCGGCCAAGAAAGTAGCTTCCTCTGATGTAAGTCATGTTGTCACTAGACATAATTGGACTTCTGGTAGACATTATTCAATGTACGACCACACAGAAACAATGACAAATCTCCTAGCAGAAAGAACAGGTCAAACAATCAGCACTGGAACAGGAACTTTGTATCCAATGTACGTGATGAATAGTAACTTCAATGTTTACAAATGTCTTTTTAATAACAAGTCAGAAGCAGGAGTTCCACAACCATCAACTACAGAACCAACAGCGACAACGACAACAGCAGGAGCTCCTGCTGCAATTGCAGATGGATATATTTGGAAATATATGTATTCTATTTCTGCAGCGGATTCTCTCAAGTTTGTGACATCGGGATATATTCCTGTTAAACAACTTCGTGATGCAAATGCACTTGGAAATACTGGAACCGCTGGTGGGTTGGGAACAGGCGGAACAAAAAATGATGGATCTGACCAAGCGACAATCGAATATAATGCAGTAGATGGAGCTTTAGACGTATTTGTAATCTCTAATGATGGTGCTAATTATCATTTTGAAAACAACATTTCAATTGCATCGGGAACAGGGACTTCACTTGTTCTTTCTTCATCAGGATTGACAACAGATGATTACTATAATAATTCATCGGTATATTTCACTTACTCTGGTTCATCATATGTAAGAAAAGTCACAGATAGTTCTTATAATGCTGGAACGTCACAAATGACCCTTACTCTTGATTCTACTTTAGGAGTAACGTTATCTGGTACACTTACCGCAAATGTAGCACCTTTTGCAAGAATTATTGGTGACGGACACGGACAAGAAATTGTTCTGACTGCAAATAGTTCAGCCGCAAATTCAGTTGGTGGTGTTACTATTGTAAACTCAGGAAACAGTTTTACAACAGCGTCTCTTGACGTTTTACAACAAGGAACAGGTGCAGGAGCGAGCGCAGTCGTTACACCTATTATTCCACCAAAGGGTGGTCATGGATATGACTCAGTAACAGAATTGGGTGGATATTTCATAATGATCAATTCAAAACTAACTCAAGATGAATCTGGAACTTTCACCACCACAAACGATTTTCGTAAGATCGGATTGTTGACAGATCCAAATACTGATGGTGCATTTACCAAGTATACTGGTACAACAGCAACTCAAGCAAAAACATTTACTTTCACATCAAATACTGCTGCTATAAGTGAGGATATCACAATTTCACAGAACAGTGTGGGTGCAAATGGTGCTACTGCTTATGTTGTTGATGTAAATGCTACTGCAAGTACAATAAGAGTTATTGATATTACCAATGGTGCAAACTCAAGTGTAGGGTATGACGGAAAGCCGGGTTCATTTCAATGTACAACTTCTAATGCTGCAAGTGGATTTACTGGTGTAAGTGATGCAATAGCAACATTTACTTACACTGGTGGTTCCGCTGTCCTAACCAATGTTGCAAATGGTTCAATGCAAATTGGTTCAGGTGATGTTATCTACATCGAGAATCGTGCTCCAGTTGCAAGAGCATCTGACCAAACAGAAGATATTAAACTTATCATAGAATTCTAAAATAAATGGCAAATGTAACTACAGATTTTAATGTAAGTCCTTATTATGATGATTTCGATGAGGATAAGGGATTTTTACGTGTTCTTTTTCGCCCAGGTTATGCAGTACAAGGAAGAGAACTAACACAACTTCAAACCATTCTCCAAAAACAAGTTGCAAGATTTGGAGATCATATGTTCAAGGATGGTTCAAAAGTCCTTGGAGGTGAAGTCACTCTTGACACGGAAGTTCAGTTTCTAAAACTTTCATCGTCAGATACCGCAAGTACATTTGCTTCAGGAATTATAAACGATACAAGTTCTACAGTAGGTGCAGGAACCACACGAGCACAAGTCATTTCTACAATCAACTCTGTAGGTTCAGATGCACCGACTCTTATTCTTAAGTATCTCTCAGGAACAGCATTTTCTGCTGGTTCTACAGTTTATCTTGAAGGAACAACAACGACTGCAACTGTAGCCGCAACAAGTGCTACAGGAGATGCATCAATTGTAAGTATTAATCGTGGTATATATTTCACAGGTGGATTTTTTGTATTGTGTTTACCACAAACATTAGTCCTTGAAAAATACAATAACACACCCACTTATCGTATTGGTCTTACAACTACTGAAGCAATTATTGATAGTGCTTCTGACACATCTTTGTTAGACCCTGCATCTGGAACAACAAATGCAAATGCACCAGGCGCAAATCGTTTCAAAGTTACACTTACTCTTGCAAAAAAAGAAACATCTTCAACTGACCCTGTAGCTGCAAATGCAGATGCAAACTTCATAGAGTTGATGAGAGTTGAGAGTGGTGTTCCTACAAAACACGTAAAGTATCCAGTTTATGGTGAAATTGAAAAGATGATGGCTCGCAGGACTTATGATGAGTCAGGTGATTATACAATTAAACCTTTTCCAATTCAAGTCATTGACCACCAAGGAGCAACTGGAACAACTCTTGCATCATCTGATACAACAATTACTGGTGTTCTGACAGATTTTGAAAATGATTTTGAAGTTGATGATAATATTCGTCTTTCATCTGGAACTGCAACTGCAAATATTACATCAATTACGAACTCGACCTCAATGGTTGTTAATACTGCTTTGGGAGATGGAACTTCACAAACTATTCTCAATAATAATCGTATTTCTGCAGCAATGGAGCCAGGAAAAGCCTATGTCAAGGGTTATGAATATGAAAGTATCGGTGTAGAATACGTTGATGTCAAAAAGGGCCGAGGAACAACTACAACTACAAGTTTGCCTGTCAACCCAAATATGGGCAATAGTCTAAAAGTAACAAACTTTGATTTCGGAAATGCAGCTGCCGGAGAAGCAGTTTTCAACCCTGAAGTATTGACAACTGCCTTTGATTTGCACTCTGTAACATCTAATAATATCACTCAAACAAGTGCAAATACTTACAACTCTACCAAAATTGGAACAACAAAAATAAGACAGATTGATTACTCTTCTGGTGTTTTTACAAATGTAGCCGTAAGCAATACTGCAATATTTGATGCGTATATTTTTGACACACAATTTACGCCAATAACAATGAATGTTGGAACACCATACACTTCTGGTGCAACTGACATTACTTTAGAAAGAGCAAAAAGTACAACAGTTGCCGATGCTTATAATGGTGCAAAAATCACTTTGGGTTCAGAGACAAGAGAAATTACAGATTATGCAGAATCTTTTTCAGTAGGACTTGAGGATGGTCTTGGAAGTATTGTACTAGACAGTACGGATGGAGTTTTAGACGCCGACGATGATATTTTACTAGAATTTGGTGGTGCAACACTCAATCTATCATTTTCAACAAGCGCAGATATTTCAAATACAGTAACACTCAACTTCTCAACAAGAGAGATTGAGGCACTTGCAATTGCGAATTCTACTAATGGAATCGCAAACACTCCTTCTATGGATGTTGATTTGACAAGTAAAGTCAATATAAACGACAGAGCAAGTAATACAACTTTATTTGATACTGATTTGAATTCATTGGTTTTTCCAATTGGAATTGACAATGTAAAAAATTTAAACAACGAAGCATTGACATTTCAAGCAAAAAAAGTTATTGATGCAACATTTTCTGGTTCAGGTCCAACTGCTACAATTACTGCGCCTTCTAACTTTACTTTTGAAACTGAAGGAAAATCATCTGGAACACTTGAGACACCAAAAGCAAATTATCTTGTTTATGCAACAAACTCTGCCGCATCTTTAGCAAACTCTACTGATTCAATTACAACTGGAACAAATTACATTGCAGCTGGTGAAATAGTTGATGTTACTATTGGAGTAAACTCTGGTTCATCACTTACACTTACACCAACAAGAAATGGTAATACATTTACTGCCGGATCTTTTACCGCAAAAGTATATGCAACTGTAGATACAACTGCACAAAATGAGAAGACAAAAACACTTGTAAGTGCAACTGTTCCTGCTGCTGGTGCAGACATAGAAGATGCTGCCGCAACTCTAACGATTAGTGGTGACACAAATACAACGGATCGTCTTGCAAACGGACAATTTTTGATTGCACCATTTACTGGAACACAGTCATTACTTGTTTCTGACATTTTTCAGATCAACTCAATTATTGAAGCAGAAGATGCTGATGCAACGGCTGCATCTACACAATTTAGTTCTGCACTTTTGACCGCAGCTGTCAGTAATACCGCACATGTAAATAATATTACTTCACGATACATTTTCAATAATGGACAGAAAGACAACTTTTTAGAACATGGTTCTATTACTTTGAAGGCAGGACAAACAAAACCAGCAAATACCATATTTGTTCTTTTTGATTATTTCGAGCATTCTACAAATGACGGATACGCAAGTGTAGAATCATATACTGGTGTTACTTACGAACAAATTCCAGCATTTGTTTCACCAACAACTGGTGTAAGAAAAGAATTAAGAGATTCGATTGACTTCAGACCAATCAAATCAATAGGTTCGTCTGGAACGTTACAAGCAAATGACAAGATACCTGATGCAGATGTAAACTTGACGGCAAATGTTGTATCGTATCTAGGAAGAAAAGATAAACTTGCACTCACAAAAGACAGAGTGTTTAATGTTATTGAAGGTGTTTCTTCAGATGAACCGATTCTCCCGGCAGATGATGAAGATGCAATGACACTTTATAATCTTGACATTTCACCCTATACTTTTAATGCAAGTGACGTAGATACACAATATATTGATAATCGCCGATTTACAATGAGAGACATCGGTAAGATTGAAAAACGTGTTGACTCACTTGAATATTATACGGCATTGAGTTTATTGGAAAAAGAAGCATCTGATTTGTCAATCAAAGATGATGCAACAGGAACAGAACGATTTAAGAATGGTATTCTTGTTGATTCTTTCAACGGACACAATATTGGTGATGTTTCAAATGCAGATTTTAAAGCTGCAATTGATTTTGAGATGAAAGAATTACGTCCTTCTTATTACTCTGATTCATTTAGATTTTCACACGATTCTACAGGTTCAAGTGCAAATACTACAAAGACAGGTGATTTGGTTACACTCAACTATTCATCATCTAATCTTGTTGTTCAATCTCTCGCAAGTAATACAGAAAGTTTGAATCCATTTGGCACAAATCAACTCAACGGACAATTATCTCTTTCTCCAGCCAGTGACGTTTGGTTTTCTGATTCAGGAAGACCATTGGTTCTTATTAACTTGGAAGGACTGAACGATCATTGGGTGCAAGGAAACGAAAATGGTTTTGGAAAACAATGGGATGATTGGAGTTTTACTTGGAGTGGTTCACAAGTCAATGATGATAATTTGATAAAGACACGAAAAACATCTGCTACTTCAAATACAGTTTCTCGTTTTGCTAATGTTACTGGAAAAAACAAGACACGAACAGGTATTGTATCCACAAAACCACCAGAGACAATCAAAAGATCAATTGGAAATAGAACAGTAAGTGTTTCTATTGTTCCATTTATACGAGGACAAAAAGTCCAGTTTGTTGCAAAAGGTATCAAACCAAATGCAACTTTCTATCCTTACTTTGACAATCAATCTGTATCTGGAAATACAAAACCAGCATATGCATTGACTTATACTGCAAATACCGATTCTGCTAATTCTGGTGTTTTTAATACGAACACAGGTGAACAGATTACATTAACACAAGTCAATAGTAATGGTTCAGATAATGTAAATGCAACTGCTAAAACTCTTTATCAAAATGCATCAACTATTCTTGTCTCTGATATTACACAAGAAGTAACATTGTCAAGTGCTCCGTCAGGATTGACAATCGGAGAAACAATTACTTTTTCTGATGGTACGAATTCTGTAACTTCTATACTTGAATCTTTCAATAATGGAAATAGTACACTTACAGTAAATAGTATTTCAGGAACAATTTCAACTGACATGGATACTATCACAGGTTCAACGACAGGAACTATTACTGGAACAGTTTCTCATGCTGGTGCATTTACAACTGGTGAGGTATTTACTGGAACTGGTTCTGCAAAAGCGAATGGAAATATTACAGCTGTTGGTTCGGCAGTTCCTGCATTTAGTGGAACATTAACTGCTGATAAGAATGGTGTTGTCGCAGGAGAATTGACAATACCAACAGATACATATCGTGTTGGTGAAAGATTGTTTCGATTAACAGACAATTCAACTGATACAGTAGCCAGTACAGAGTCGGTTGCAGAAAAAATCTTTAGAGTCCAAGGACTTTTGGAATCACGTTCTGGTAGGATTTCTTCAACAAGACCTTTGGAACCAAAACGTGAAAACGTCAAAGAAAAGAATGTTACTCAAGATACAATCAATCGTATTTCAACATCTACAAACTGGATAAATCCACTTTCTCAAACTTTTATCGTAGACAGAAATCTACACGAAAATGGTGTATTTGTCAGTAGTATTGATGTGTTCTTTTCTACAGTTGATACAATTCTGCCCGTTACGTTACAGTTACGACCAATAATAAACGAGGCCCCAAGTTCTTCACAGATTATTCCTTTTTCAGAAGTAACAGTCAATGCTGCCGATGTAAATGTGAGTGCAACTGCACCTAATGTAGCAACATCGACTACTTACACAAGATTCACATTTGATTCGCCAGTTTATCTTTACCCAGATGAATATGCAGTTGTTCTAACTTCACCATCCGAGAACTATTCGGTACATGTTGCAAATCTCGGCGAAACAGTAAGAAATACAACTGACACAAAAGTTTCACAACAACCTTTTGTTGCATCGTTCTACGAACCTCAAAATTCATCAATCTGGCAACCAAACGTTGAAAAACAGATGATGTTTAGAGTCAATCGTTGTAACTTTAATACTGGAACTCATGCAGTTTATCTTTCGCTTGAAGCAAATCCACTTTCAGGAAATACTTCAGGTATCAATTATGACGTATTCAAATTGTCAACAAGTGAACTAACATTTTCAAATACAGCGATTGCATATTCTTTCAAAGGTATCGATGAATCAAAAACTGTAAATAGTGATTCATCAAGAACATCACAGATTGATTCTGCATTTACAAATTTTTCTGCAAATCGAAATATCACACTTGGAACACAAAGGAAAGTTGTTGCACCAATAAGTTCAATAGGACAAGTTACTTATGCAGCCAACAACTATTACTTACGTGCATTATTGACTTCAAACGATTCAAAGATTTCTCCAGCAATTGATATGTCACGAATCAATTTGATTGTAGTAGAAAATGAAATCAATCGTGGATCGTATGCTAATTCAGATATAGTATTAACTGCAAATACAGGTGTTTTTGCATCAGCACCAACTGCTACAATAAGTGGTGGGGGTGGAACTGGAGCAAATGTAACAGTAACTACTACTGGAACAAGTCCCAGTGTCTATGTAACAGGATTAACAATAAACAATGCTGGTTCTGGATATTATGAAAGTGGCACCATTGCATTTTCTTTGACTCCAAGTTCTGGAACAACGACTGCAACTCTTACGAGTGAACTTGGTTCTGATGGTGGAAATGTAAAGACAAGATATATATCCAGAAGAGTAACATTGGAAGATGGTTTTGACGCTCAGGACTTGAAAGTTTTCCTAAACGCATACAAACCAAAAGATACAGATATAAAAGTGTACTACAGAGTACACAATTCAGAAGACCCAGAAGATTTTGAAGACAAATCTTATGTTCTTTTCACACAAGAAACAGATGCAAATCTAATTTCTGCAAGTGAAAGTGACATTAAAGAGTATGTGTTTAGAACTTCTGCAAATAATATTACATATACTTCTGGAACTCAAACATACGATAATTTCAAGACATTCTCAATCAAGATTGTTCTTGGTTCAGCATCAACTGCAATCATACCAAAGATTAAGGATATGAAAGCAATCGCATTAGATTTTTAAACTATGTACGCAAAGACGGATAAAGTTGGAATCATCAGAGACATGAACAACCAAGCGTTGTTGTCAAATGATATTTCAAGTTTACACGCACATCGTGAAGAAATAAAACGAAAGAAAGAACTACATAATAAATTGAATGATATAAATATTATGAAAGAACAAATTCAACAATTGATGGTGCTTCGTGATGAGTTTCAAGAAATAAAACAATTGTTACAAATTCACATTCAGAGAGATAATAAATGGCAGGTGTAAATAGAAGTAATGTCGCTGTAACCGATACGTTTGATACGTGGAGAATTCGTACAAACGAGGTAAACACTACACTTAACGAAGCAACAGATGCTATTACTGCAAACACAATCATTTTTCGTGACGATAGTTCAAATTATACTGCAAATGCAGCGACACTCAATGCAATTGCTGTCACACACGGAACAACCACTAGTGCAGTCACAGTAACATCTGCTCTTGCAGCCGAATCTGATGGAACCAAAGCATCTATTCTTACAACTGGTGGTATTTACGCAACACTAGATTCAAAGTTTGCCGCTGATTTAACAATCGGTGCTAATTTATCAGTCGAAGCACACAGTACACTTGGTAATGCAGTAACAGATACAATTACCTTCACAGGTAGAATCGCTTCAGGAACACATTTACTGCCGATTGCAAACAATTCTACAAACTTTGGAAGTGCAGATTTACAGTTTCAAAAAATCTTTTCTGAACAGAACTTAATTGTTGCAACACAAGATATTAATGCAAACGTATTTTCTGTAACATCTGCAAATGGAGCAGGACACACAGCCGTTCTTAAGAATGATGCAGCTGTAACAGGAACAGTTCTCCAAGTTATTTCAAATTCAAATAGCACAGGAACAAGAGACATTACAAAAATTCATAATAGTAATGTTTCAGCAACTGGTGCAACTACTTTACACGTTCAAACAGATGCTGGTAGAGCACTTTTTATTGATGCAAATCTTGCTGATGGTGGATATGCATTACAAGTTGATTCTGAAATCGCAACAACTAATACAATGGCGGTTGATGCAGCTACAACGACTGCAACTGGAGCGTTATTTAATTTTCCAAGTTTGACAACTGGTTCTGGTATTGACGTAACTTCTGCATCCTCAGACTTGGGTACAGCTGGCGCTGTTGTAGAAATTACACAATCTTCCGCTTCCATGACCTCTGCAAATGCAGCCGTTTTGAGTGTAAATCAAGCAGGTGAAGGAACTTACGGATTAAAGATTAATTCTTCTCACGCAACTGCAAACTCTTCATTGAGAATTGATTCTGTTGCAACTACTGAAAACGTAATAGAAGTCGTTGACAATTCACTTTCATCTGGTGATATGTTTAATATGTCAACATCTGCCGCTCATAGTGGACAGATGATTTCATTATCATCAACTGCAACTGGTGATACTGCAAGAGGTGAGGCACTTTTAATTGATTATCGAACAGCAAACACAACAGCAAATGCAATAAGAGTTACAGACGGAACCTCAGATACTGTTACAGTATCTTCCAAAGGTGATGTCACAATGGCAGGTAATCTTGACGTTCAGGGTACAACAACACAAATTACTACAACTACAACACAAATTACTTCATCTGCAACTACTGATAATATTTTTGAAGTAACTGGTTCTTCTTTGTCAACTGGTGGAGTTGCAACATTTTCTTCAACTGGTTCTAGTACAGGTTCAAGGTCATTAGTAAGTGTTATTCAGGAACATGCTTCTGCAACTGGTTCAACTGGTTTGAATGTTAGAGCAGATGCTGGTAGGGCAGTTTTTATTGATGCAAATCTTGCCGATGGTGGATATGCATTAGAAATAGATTCAGAAGTCGCAACCACAAATACAATGGCAGTTGATGCAGCAACTACAACTGCAACTGGTGCTTATTTTAATTTTCCAAGTTTAACAACTGGAACTGGTATTGATGTAATTTCCGCATCTTCAGACTTGGGTTCTGCTGGTGCAGTTGTAGAAATTACGCAATCTTCCGCTTCCATGACCTCTGCAAATGCGGCTGTCTTAAGTCTCAATCAAGCAGGTGAAGGAACCACTGGTCTAAAAATTGCTACAACTCATGCAACTGCAAATACTGCATTAAGAATTGATTCAGATCAGACTACACAAAATGTAATTGAAGTTGTGGCAGATGATCTTACTTCAGGTGATTTGTTGAATGCAAATACAAATGCAGAACACACAGGTCAGATGTTTTCACTCACATCTGCTAATACGGCAGATTCCACAAGAGGTGAAGCATTACACATTCTTTATCGTACAGCAAATACAACTGCAAAAGCAGTCACAGTTGCAAATAGTTCTGCGGATATTTTTACAGTAGAACAATCTGGTGATGTTGCAATTGGAAGAGATTTATCTATTGGTGGTAATTTATCCGTTCAGGGCACGACAACACAAATTACTTCATCTGCAACTACTGATAATATTTTTGAAGTAACTGGTTCTTCTTTAACATCAGGTGAAGTTGCAACATTTACTTCAACTGGTTCTGGTGTAGGTACATTAGTAAGTATTATTCAGGAACACGCTTCAGCAACTGGTGCAACTGGTTTAAATATTAGAGCAGATGCTGGTAGAGGTGTTTTTATTGATACAAATCTTGCTGCTGGTGGTTATGCGTTAGAGATAGATGCAGACCAAACAACAGGTGGAGCAGTCAAATTAGATGCGGCCACAACTGGTGGTGCTAGTGCAAAAGGCGCAGAGTTTCTTTTTCCTGCACTTACAACTGGAACTGGTATTGACGTAACTTCTACATCCTCAAACTTAGGAACCGCTGGTGCAGTTGTAGAAATTACGCAATCTTCTTCTTCTATGTCTTCTGCAAATGCGGCTATTCTGAGTGTTAAACAAGCAGGTGAAGGGACATACGGATTAAAAATTGAATCAACTCATGCAAGTGCAAATTCTTCTCTTAGAATTGATTCATCCGCACAGACAAAAAATGTCATAGAAGTAGTTGATAATTCACTCTCATCTGGTGATATGTTTAATATGTCAACATCTGCTGCTCATAGTGGACAGATGATTTCACTTACGTCTTCTGCTACTGCTGATTCTGCAAGGGGTGAAGCCATATTTGTCGATTATAAATCTGCAAATACAGATGCAAATGTTTTTAGAATAACAAACTCTGATGCTGGAGTTGATACATTTACTGTATCACAGGGTGGTGATGTAATGTTGAAAGGTAATCTTCATGTTAAGGGAACCACAACACAAATTAATACAACACAAACTCTCGTAAAAGACAAAACAGTAATTTTAGGTGCTGGAAGTGACGTAGTAGAAAATTTAACATACTCACAACACGCAACTGCTCCTTCTGTTACATCAACTGCTCATGGATTGGTTTCTAACGATATAATTTTTTGTGTCGCTGCAACTGCAAGTGGAGTAATTACTTCTGAAACACTTTATAAAATTACAAGAGTAGATGATGATACTTTCACACTTGCATTACGAGATGGTACTGCAATTGACACATCTTCAGATTCTACTGCAAGAACATTTTCTTTTATTGGAAAACAAGAAGATACAACTGTTGATGATGCAGGAATATATTTGCCTGGTAACACAGCAATACATACTTTAAAGTGGGATGATACGGATAATTATTGGGAAGTAAATGATTCTTTCAAAGTTGACTCTACGGCACAATTTGTATTGCCAAAAGGAACGACTGCGGAGAGGCCTGGAGCGATAACTGCATCTCAAGCACAAATTGTCACAGGTGCAATGAGATATAATACTACCAATGATAAGTATGAAGGTGTGACAAGTACAGATGGGACAGATGCTTCAGGTTGGGAAAACATAGCGACTGAATCTTTTTCCATAGCAGTTTCAATTGCTTTGGGGTAGATAATAAATATTTAAAATAAATTTTTTAGAGACAAAAAAATGGCAACAACATTTATAAATTATACGGCACAAGATATTGGAACAACCACATATCACATGATTGATGGTAATGCAACAACAGGCGATCCTACTGGTGTTGCAAATTTAGATACTGGTAAAGCACAAATTATGATTGGGTGCATGGTTGCGAATATCAAAACAACTTCAGTAGAAGCGACTGTTTCTATACGAAATGGTGCAACAGTTACTAGATTAGTAAAAAGTGTATCTATTCCTGCTGGTGATTCAGTAGAGGTTGTACAAGGAAAAGTTGTAATGGAAGCAGGAGATGAAGTCGAAGTTTCTGCAAATTCTGCTACTGCTCTTGATTGTGTGGTATCGGTGCTAAAGAATGCATAAAGATAATAAAAAAGAATAATAAAGGTTTAAATCAATGGGTGTTAAATTCATATCTGGTTTCAGAGGTTATGATAATGCAAAACAGCATTTACGCAGAAGTGTTCATGCTGGGTCTGACCTCACAAGTGGAAACACTGTATTAAATCCTTCTCAAGCCTTTGACCAACAAGCGTGTTTTGTTTATCTCAACGGAGTTATGCAAAAAGAGGGTTCTGGAGCCAACGGAGATTATACTCTCTCTGGTACTTCTACTGTAACATTCAACTCTGCTGTTGCCACAACTGATGTTATAGAAGTCGTTTCGTATAATTTTGCGAATCCAACTCTTCCAGAAACGATGATCGAATCCAATACAACGATCACTTCTGCACAAGCAACTTATCACAATACTTCTGTTACAAGTGCAACATATACTGCAAGTTCGGACACGTTAACAAAAACATCACATGGATTTTCGGTAGATGATGTAATTAACGTAACTGCTGCAACTGGCACAGACACAATCACAACTGGAAGATATAGAGTCAAAACAGTAACGGATGCAAATGATGTTGTTCTTGAAGGAATGGACTTTTCCGCATTGACATTTTCTGGAAACGGAACAAGTGTAGAATATAGTAAAGTTCATTCACAGAGAGTCAATAATATGACTCTTATTAACAAAGCAATGGTGTTCCTCAATGGAATGCTTTTGGTAGAAGATACAGATTATTATCGTGATGACCAATATGTTACAATAGATGCATCAGTAAATATACTTCAAAATCATGTTGTTGCGGTTAGAAATTTTGGGTCTTA